TTTCAATTAATCAAACGTTTGTAGGCTCGTTCCAATCAAGCGGTTTGCAACTAGGAGCAGGGACTCCAGCAGCACAACTTCATTTATTTAGCACTGATACAACCGACCAAATTATTTTAGAAAATAGCGACACTGGGGCAGATACAGCACCCGACCTTGTTCTATATAGAAATTCTGCTAGCCCTGCCAATGCTGATAATTTAGGCAATCTTGTTTATAGAGGTGAAGATTCAGGCGGCAACGCTCACGACTACGCTTCAATCGCCGCATCAATTAAAACCGTAACAAATGGCGGAGAGGATGGGATTCTTGATTTAATGTCGTCAGCTAGTGGAACACTTGCCTCAAGAATCAGATTATCAGCGGATAAAGTTGGCTTTGGTGAAACTGTTCCTTTGTACCCTGTTCATATAACAGTGGCGGGAGCTGGGACGGCTTTATGGGTTGAATGTAGCGCTAACGATGCAGGTTCAACGGCTGATATAACTTTATTTTCTAGGAGGGGCGCATCTGGAGCTGGTCAAGATAATGACATCCTTTCTACTATCTTTTGCAGGGGTAAGAATGACGCGGGAACACCAGAGCAAATAGATTATTCCGCGATTGAATCAAAAATAATAGACGCAAGTGACGGGACAGAAGACGCGCAAATAAATTTCAAAGTAATGGACGCGGGAACATTAACAACTCAATTCTCTATTGATGCAGATTTATTAACCGTTGGCGATGCTGTAAACATTGCAACTAATACAAGTACGGGTACAAAGATAGGAACAGCGACAGGGCAAAAGATTGGTTTTTGGAATGTAACGCCAGTAGATCAACCCGCCGCGGTTACTGATTTAACGGTCACGGCTTCTAGTGGTTCCTTGCCTACTCCTAACGGTTCTGTCACTATTTCAAACGCTGCTAGTCCTACTAATGCAGAGTTGCTTGAGTATTGCGTTGAACTAGAGGCAAAGCTTGAAGCCGCATTGGCTCGTTTGCGTGAGACTGGCTTGATTGCAACTTAAGTATCAAATACAAAGGCATCAACGAGATAAAACAAAAGCCGAGAGTTGCAACGGTTATAGGTAAAGCTTTTAATAATGCGTCTTTGATTATTTCATTCATGTAAAGCTTAAAACCTTTCTTTTGCTTATTATGGCGACATAGCAGCATTAAAGACAAAATTATGAAAAACATTCTTGGGATTCTTGGAGCTGTTTCTTTTGTTATTTCTGGCAGTCTTTTGGGCGCAACTGTTTTTTCGGTTATGTGGTTAAAGAACCCTGAGAATCAAGAAAAAATAAAATCAAAAGTCGTTGATTCTGTGATGAAATCTATTTCATTACCAAGTCTTTCAGGGCCACCAATTCCAACACTTACTCCAAAGGCGACAACGCCCTCATTTAAAAAGCCTTTTTAGTGGATACAAAAGAGCCTCAAATAGTTGAGCCTTTTATTAATGGTCCGCAAATACAAGAACCACAGATTCAAGAACCCATAAATTTAGATCCTCCAATCGTGTTGCCTCCTCCTATAAGTGAGGGGGCACCATTTGTTGTTGATCCGTTTGTAGTTGATATGCCTGCTTGTGTTGAGGTAAGAGATTTTGAAACGGGGGGAAGTGGGCATTTTGATACGGACCCCGATGGAAATTATGTTATTTGTGATTATTCACAACCGGTTTTTATTGCTCCAGATTACAACCCAGATTTAAAGGTCGTTGCTCCTATTGCTCCAAAAATCGAACCTAACGAGGCAACGCAAAAACAAAATACAACTGCAAATACTTTTAAAGCAGATAGTAGCAAAGCTGTTCCATGCCCTCCAACTAATCCTGAATATCCCATTGGAAGCATTGGAAAATATGGCAGGGCAAAAGTGACTGGCTGGAAAAGAGATCTTGTTACGGGGGAATGTTTAACACTATGGGAGCCAATACCAATTCTTGAAACTGTAGAAGCTTATGTACCCCCGCCCACTCTTGTTGCTGGTGTATTTGCAACCGCATTATTTGGCGCGTCTGGGGCGCTCTTTGCTTCCCCTCTTGTAAAGCTTTTAAATAAAACAACTAAACCATTAAAAAAGAAAATAGTTGCAGCGGTAAAAAAGAAATTAGGAAAAACAGAAAAGAAATTATCAGTTAAAGAAAGACAAGATCTTCAAAGAGAAAAAAAAGAAATTAGTTTGCTTTGGAAGTCTCTAAAGAAGTAGGAATTGAATGAGTATGATTTGGAAGTTTATTAACTGGAATAAAATTCACTATCTCCACATCTGAGCAAAGAGATTCATATTTTGTCCCTGCTTTAAATCTTATGCCCTTCGACAATAAATCCCCACATTTTGAAAGCCTGCCCATTTCCATTGCTAACCGTTTGTCTTGTGCATCTAATGTTAAAAGCTTGACCATTTGTTCAGCCCCTTCTCTACAACGCCGGACAGATTGGCGGTCTAAATTTATATTCCAAGAAAGACTAATACCGGGATTAATTGAATAATTTTCTTTTTGATTAGTTGCAACTTTTTTCCAGCCCAGAACCGCCCCCGGATTATCTGGAGCGCCGTCTGGCCCATCTACTTCATTACCATCATCGTCTATTGTAATCAAACCAAAATTATCTCTTTCATCAAATATTGGGTCCATTCGGTAAGAATCAAATGGTCTTGTAAAACTTGCGTTAGTAGTAACAAAGGGCTGAATAACAAAGGTATCACCTTGGCATTGAAAACTATTTTTTGAAAAAGTATTTGTAAATTGTCTAGATGGAACGTTTTGCACTGCGGTCACATTGACCCCGCCGCTAGAATTTGAGACAGGGTTATTCGTCATGCTAACCCCATTACTTAAGGCGGGTAATTGAGTTGTAAAACTAATAAATAAAACAGATAATATTCTCTTCATTGACTAAAGACACTAGACGTATCTGTTATTGAGTGAGTATCAATAGTGCGGTCAATATGAACATATTCCGCAAGGCCTGGTCCAATAAGGCTTTCACTGTATTGTGTACCAGCTCCGGGTATAACTTGTTCATATTGTGGCTTATTATTTAGATCAATTGTTTTCCATTTTGATGTAATCCCATTAATAGTGTTTGTTGTTCCATTAATTGTTTTAGGTGTAAGAGTACCCCCTCCAATAACTTGAATATTTGTCCCTGACTGATTCCACGTATACCCCGTATTATAAGAATATGACTGAATAATTTCTTTGGTTTGGTTTCGAGTTTCGGTTCTAGATTGACTCGCTCCGGATCCGAAATTTGGGACCACAGGGACAGCCAAACAAGGGCCGCTATTTAATAACAATAAAAGAATAAAATATCTTTTCATTCTTGTTCATCTTCCTATTTCTACGATGCTAGAAATGCTTCCACTAACTGAACTTCCAGCCGATCCCGGTGTTAAAGAAATTGCCCCGGCTTGGGTAAGACCTACAGCCATATTTGTAGAATTTCCGCCGCTGTATGTGACCGTATCCCCAAGGGTTAATAAAGTTGTTGTTGCTCCATTTGAAATACCTACCCCTGTTTGAGTCGGGACAACATCGCCTTGCAAAAATGACTGTGTTAGAGAAGTAGAACTGCCAGCACTTGTCTGGGCAAATGTATGCGTTCCTAAAGTAGCAGCTACCCCGGTATGGCTACCGTTTGATTCTGCTGGAGCTGTAAGACCTCCTATTGCTGAAGCGGTGATTCCCTCAGAAGAAAAACTTGCAGTAGAGCCAATTCTTTTACTGTGAGAATAGGCGCCATCTGTAACGCCTGAAACAACAGTTTTTAATTCATGCTTAAAACCCGCATTTGCTGGAATAGCAGCGAGAAGAAAAGCAAAGGGGATTAATAGTTTTTTCATTGGAGTTTACCGTCGGGGCCAATAGTTTTATTAGTGATCGGATCAACTCGGCTTTCACCTGTTGGAACAATCTTTACAGGGGTTTCAATTCTGATTGTTTGATATTGCTGGTTTGCTGAAACCTCGGCTAATGCTGCTTTTAATTCTTCTATTTCTTTTTTGTCTGATCCGTTTCCGTTTTTGTCTTCCTTTTTCTTTCCTTGATTTGCAACTGTTACACCCAGAGAACCAAGTAGACCGCCTAAAATTCCAGCGGCATAGGTCGCATCTATTCGTTGATCAGCTACCCACCATTTGCTATCAGGTAACTTGATATAGGCTAATGAAATTATGGTAATACACCAGGCTATTAGAACAGTTTTTACCCCTGTAGAGAGATAGAACAAAACCATTTCTTGATAGGCTGGAGTGTCCTCCTCGTCTTGTATTACTTTTTTATCTATTGGTTTTTCAGGTGGTTTTTCTTTCATATGCCGCCATAGCAAAGAATGATTAATATTACATTAGCTTCAAAAAACGTCTTGTGACCGAGATTGGCGCGGCCATAGTGTCAGGTGCTTTTGTGTATCTCGCTATGCAAGCCAAAAAAAACTCAGAGTTAAAGGTTGAAATCTTTACGCGCTTAAATCGCCTAGAGCAAACAACCGCAAGACTAGAAGAACGCTGCCCTATGAAAAACACTAGATGAATCATTTAATTCAAAGCCCGATATTTTGGGCAGCCGTGGCGCTTGCCTCGGAAATTGTAGGCGCGTCAAAACTCAAACAAAACTCAGTTATCCAATTAATCTTTGAGACTTTGCAAAAAATGAAAACTAAAGTAAACGACAATCCAAAATGACTAAACAAATTTCAGTAGCAGAGAACGCCGCCAGGAACGAATACCAAGAAAAGCTTTACCGTTTGGACAATCGGGGAACAGATCCTGATCACCCTTATAAAAATACGTTTACGGGATTGCATCAAGAGGTTTTGACCTATGAGCGTTTAAAAGAAGAATTGGCAATATACGACAAATGGAAGAATAGATATTGGCGTATAGCTAACGATTAGAATCTTTTATTTCGTCAATAATCATATTGATCATTATGGTCTTTGAATAGTGGCTTGGCGTACCTGCAAGCGTTCTTAATTCTCTACTTGTCTTATCCCGTAGAAATCGTTTCATACCGTCTAGAGGTTCAGGGCTTTCGTATATAAAAAGCTTTCCTATTAAATCAAGGATCTTTTTCATGGGCTACTTATCCTTTTACTATGTCTAGATATTAATTAGATGGACAGGCAAGAAATATTGATTTGTGATTGTTCACATTGCAGGAACATAAAAAAGCAGCAAAAACAATTAGAGCTGCATTTAAAAAAAATTAGTTTGTCTAAAGTATTAAAGGCGTCCCCGTCACCTTATCCTCGCTAGACTTGAATTGCCCTTAATTTATGCAATTAAGCGTTAAACACCTAGGGATGGGTACTTTAAAACCTCTTGGCTCTTGGTTGTAGTCGAGGGGTTTTCTAGTATTAACAGGCAAAAAAAAAGACCCCTTTCGGGGCTGGGTGGTTAGCTTGCTTTGTTGTTCTCTATGCTTGCTAATGCTTGGTGAAGCTCGGCAGTTGGAAGATTGTTCTCTTCGCAGAATTGAATTGACTTATAAAGAGAGGTTAAAGCTTCTTGCTGATAAAGAGTGTAAGGATTTTTCATCTTGGTAGCGTCTCCGCTTTGTTTACTTCTTTATTATACATAGTAAGGGTATACCCATACGAAAACGTAACAATATATTTACAATTAATACTCAATACTTATACATAGTAAAAATGCCGGGGTATGGATCACGACCAATTACGTGCCCTGTCTTGGTTATAACTTTCAGCCCTTTATCTCAGGCGTCAGGCTCCCCGGCGTTGGTTAAAGTTTATTTAGATCTACTACTTGCCTCCATAGTCCCCTCATGGAATGTTCTTCATCTATTGGAATCTCTGTGTAGTAATCATATTGCAGTAAAGTTTTTGTTTTCTCGTCATAAAAAATATAATTGTGATCTGGGTTTCTAGGCCAATGGGTACAGTTTTCATAATTCTTCCACATGTTCCAAACTATTTCGGGTGAACTTTCCATTGATATAAAAGTGAAGAATAAAAAAGCCCCAAATTAATGGGGCGGGGTGGTTAATTCTTAATAACAACCATTTGATTTAAAGGAAGGGTGCTAAAGCAACCAATTTCACTTTTTAAATCGTCAGGTGCATCAACAATGGTGAAATCTGCAATGATACCTCCTAAACCTTTTCTGTGATTTTCGGGGTTGGCATAAATAATACCAATATCTTCGATTTCCTTGTAGAGAATTGTTTTTTTCATTTGCTTAAAAAATAAAGGCGGCTGAAAGAGAAATTGCGAAGGCGTAAAACAAAAATGAAGTTGCTTTTTCTTGGCGGTTTAACTTGGCCTGTAATCCTTGAGTCTCGTTTAAGCTTTCTCTCATTTGCTTCGCCTCTTTAAGTAGAGGATGATATGGCAATTGAGAAAGAGAAGAAGAAGTCATTTATTAGTCCGTGTCTCCACGGGTCGAATTGACTCTTGAAGCATAGCATAAGGGGTAGACCCCTACTATTTACTATTTACACATAGTAACATTATGCAAATCTAAAACCCTTTGTAGTGGTATCGCTGCAACTTGAGGAACAATGGAATTTCCTAGGGCTTTAGTTCTGTGTATCCAATTGGATAGCCCATCGCTTCCTCTGTCCAACACGGGTTTACTCTTGTACCGTCGCCAGTCTGGGTTAAGACGTCGGCTATCCTTTTGAGTCCATGTCTCGCCGTATAACCTTGACCTGATCTCCCTTTGTAATCCGAGGCAACTGGGGTAGGCAACAAGCCAAAATCTATCTCTTTTATGGCAGGCTCCCAAAGCACTTGCTGGTATGCAAGCATATTCTGTGTCATACCCTGCCTGGGCCAGCTCTCCGAGTACGATTCCCAACCCGTTAAAAAGGATCGCTGCGACGTTTTCCAAGACAATGTATTTTGGTCGAACCAAGCAAATGATTCGCATGAGCTGGAAAAACAAGCCTGACCTAGTTTCTTTGGTGATACCGGCCTGCAATCCGGCTTGGCTGATGTCTTGGCAAGGAAATCCCCCACAAATAACGTCTGCTGAATATGGTTCGGGGTTGTAGGTTCTGATGTCATGGAATTGTTCGACATGGGGCCAATGCTTTTTTAATACCTTTTGGCAATAGGGTTCACATTCGACAAATGCAACCGTTTTAAATCCTCCAACAAGTTTTTCAGCGGTATAACTAAAACCGCCAATACCTGAGAAGGTATCAATAAGGCGTAGTTCATCCATTTATGAACTTGGCGAATTGCTCAACCGTTAAAACAACGCGCCAATGCCCTCCACGCCATCGCACCATAGAAGCCGCGTATTTTGCGCCTGCGTTTTCTCGTTGGCTTTCTACTTCTCTAGGTTTCTTTAAACATGCGGTAGAAGTATCTTTATAGTTAGCAACCTGAACAACACAGTTAGGAATGCCAACAATGTCGCCTACATCGTCAGGGATACCCGCCGCTAAAGTTCTTTTGCATTCATATCCCGTCACTTTGGTTAGAAGTTCGGCGGCTTCTCTTTCGGCTTTATCGCCCTTAGCTTTGTTCTTATTCATATTCAAGTTTTTTTATTGATTCATAAATTGAGTCAAATTTGTTTATATATTCCTCGTCTGATAATTCAAGGTCTTGTAATTCCCATACCCGATTAAGCTCCGCTAGTTGGCCCCTTAAATCCTCTAGAAGTTTTTCTTTCGTTTTCACCTTGTACCCTCCAATGATTAATTAATAGGTTTAATTCGTTAATACGCTGTTCAGCGTGTTTTATTTTTTCTTCTGCTGTCACTTCTCTAACGTGATTGCCCACGTAAAACCGCGCTTTTCTTCTATTGCGATTTCATCCTCAATCTCTAAATTCTTTTGTTCTTTTAACTTTGTCTCTAATTGGTTTACAACATCTGAGAATTGATATTTTTTAGGTAAATTCCTTTTTGAAATCTTTATCCCATTTTCTGAATAACTATCTTTAATATTCCCGTAAAAATGATGGTCATTAATCTCTTTTAATAAGGCTTCTTTTTTTAATCTTATTTCTGTTTCTTGTTGTCTAATTTTTTTAAACTCTTCTGTGATCCTTGGTAATGGATTTAAGAGGTCTTGTGAAAGAGTGGGTGAATAATTAATACTCGTCATTAGCTTGTTTGATTTGGTAGTTGTAGCAGATTTCAAGATGCGAAATAATGGATTCTCTAATTAGCGCATCATCTAAAAGAGCTGATAAAAGATCGCTTTCAGGGTCAAGCAAATCATTGATTTCTTGTTCAGGAACTTTTACTGTTTTAATAACCGAAACGGGCTTGACCGTCTTCTTCGGCATGCGTAGCAATAGTAACAAGCGATCTAAAATCTTCAGAATCAAGGCTAATGGTAGGTAAAGGGTTAGATACAATATGAGAAGAATAGGCGACAAAAGGTAAGCCAATAATCGCAAATAAAAAGGTCTTTTTAAGTTCGTGCATTTCATTTTTGAATTTCGTAAATTAAATTTACTAGGGGTTTACTCTTTGTCAATAGCAAACGCTATCAATTCCGAACTCATAGCAAGTTAGAACACAAGACTACGCCAAACACGAACATCTCCACAGTGCCGAGAACAGCGGTTGCTTTTGGTTGTGGTATTCGTTTTTTCAATTAATCCATCTTTTGCGGCTTTCTTAAAAATAGGCCCAAGTGCGCGGTTGTCATGCGTGGTAATTCCTAACAGGTCCAACGATGCCCAGACATCATTAGCGGTTACATAGGGCTTATTAACGGCAAATTGAAGAATACTTTTGAAAGCAACGCGCTTAAACTCCTCGTTGGCATTTTCTTCTACTTGTTCCATTGCAATTTCTTTTAATTGCTCAGGCTTTGAAAAATCAAAGGTGGTTTGTTCCATTTTAAATTTGGGGTTGTTTTGCGAAAAATTCAGTTTTTATTTTTTGGTATTTATCAATGCACTCCTGAACGTTGTAAGAGGTGGTCCATGTTTTTTTCGGCTTGGCCCAGATGCCAAAGCATTTAGCAATTTTGATTTCGGGGCGGCAATGCTTAAGCAGTGACAAGTACCCGCCGAGTTGCGCCGAAATGTCTCTATCTCTTCCTGATTTACTCAACGTCTTTAAATCGGCTAATGCGTAAATCCCAGTTTCGTTATGCTTCAAGATGCAATCAAGAGAACCAGCAACGCCGCCGCCTTCGGTCATATTGAACATCCTGTATTCTGTCGCGACCGCGTGCCAACGTTTAAAAAGGTCGTAATTAACAAGGGGGTCCACGATGTCTTGATATTCCCCCGGATCGTATGGTTTGCCCTGCAAGAAGGCTTCTAAGCAAGCGTGAACGGTATTCCCTCGCGGCTCCCACTTCTCGCGGGTCTTGTCGTGTATAACCTTCACCGCGTCGGTTCTTGTATCGACAATTTGCGAAACACTCCATTTAATCCATCTCTGTTGAAGGCGGTAACGGTGAATCGATGAGTGAAAGGTCAGGTTCGTCATTGGGGGCCACATTCTGATCGTCTTGATGTTCATGCGTAGCAATAGCAGAATTAGAGAAAGGGGATGAACAAGGGCGCAGGTCAATATCCCAACGCAACTTTGAAACGGTTAACAATGGATTTCCTATTTTTACGATGGTGATGTTGTTTAACTCTTTTGCGTCATGAATGAGCCAGCCGCCTTCCCATTCATTATTTAAAAAACGTTCAACAGGGGAATTTATTAGGGGTGTGTTTAACCTCTCAGGGGGGTGTGTTTTACTACAGGGTCCCCCTGATAAACGTATTAAACGTGTTTTATGTGTTAAACCTCTCATTGCATGCGTAGTGGAGGAATCGACCCCCTCATGTTCAGGGGGGTTAAACACGTTTGACACGTTAAACACACCTTCAGCGGGGAGGGGGGTAACAGGTCTAAATAATGCCGCTGGTCTTCCCCCGTCCAATGTCACTTCAACCTCGCCTGATTTGTAAATCAAACCTTTTCTCGTTAATTGCGCTAATGCTCTATTTGCCTTTGTTCGCTCTAAGCGAAATTGCGTCATCAAGTCAGTTGATGAAACTTCGAACCCGCCATTTTCAAACCTGTCTTTGATGTAATCAAAAATGTCGGCTTGTCTTCCTTGTAAATCTAATTCGGCCTCGGCTCGCGCTTCCTGGGCCATTGCCTCCGCGCCGTCTCCATGTGTGATCCAACCCTCGTCAAGTAATTCAAATACGGCGGTTGTAGATTTCGCGCGTCCTTGTGTTTTTAATATGACGCGGTAGTCCGTTTGTGTTTGACCCTCTGGGGGCTGTTTAAGCCAATTTAAAAGGATCGTTAAGCTTGCCGCCGCTGGTAAAGCATTAGACCCCCTAGAGGCGTTTGTGGCGTTCCCTCCGGCGACGCTCTTGTTTGTATGGTGAATCATGGTCAAAGTACACCCGTAAGCAGCTAGAGCCGATGCAAGCGCCCTTGCAGGCCCATCAAATGCACTTGTCGATTCGTCAATACCTAGAGGACTTACACAAGCGTGGTAGGAGTCAAGAAGGAAAAAGGCTCCGGGGTTTTCTGAAGCAATAACCTCTAACTCTGCAATTCCTTTTTCGTTCAGGTGCAACGGTGCGCCCGTATGCCATAAACATTCAATTGGGCCTCCTAATTCCCCATCACCGTCAATTAATTTTTCACGTTTTAAAATCGTAAACCAATCATTTTCAGGTTGGTCAGTTCCGACAATGAAAACCTTTGGACATTTGCCGTGTAGTTGATGCCCTAAGTACGAACTTTCACCGCGCCACCAAGCGCCAATCATTCCAATCATTAACGCAGATTTTCCTACCTTCGGAGGTGCAACTAAAAGATTTGTTGTCCCTGCCATGATCACCCCTTCCCATACCCACGGCGTTGGGCTTGTATCCATTCGCTCGCCTTTTCTTCTAGGCTTTGCCGCGCCGCTTAAATTTGATCTTGCTTCGATTAAATAACCTTGTATTTCCTTATCACGTAAAGGAGCGTTTGAATCTTGAACAAACAGCCTTAACAGGAAAAATTGATTTTGCTGGTCCTTTTCAGTAGTTACTAGATAGGCGGCGTGTTTTTTTATCTCCTCTAAATCTCTTTTGTTTTCTTGGACTATTTCCGCTGTGTGTAATTCGGGTATATCGTTCGAGTTCACTTGTGTAATAACCTTCTTTTGCTTTGTGGGGTGAATAGTAATCTTTTTGGGTGAAGCGCCCAAGGTCTTCGAGTTTACGGAATGCGGAAAGTTCGGGGCTTGATTCGTAAGGGTGCTTTTTGTCAAATTCATCAAGTGCAATATCAGAGCGTTCTTTTTGTGCTTTTGAATATGTCCCTAAGAGGGCTAATTCCATATTGAAGTCAGCGGGGAATGAATACGGAACCCAACGCAACATTTCGTATGCTCGTTTTTCTTTATCCAAATCGATGTCAGAATCAGACATTTAAGGGTTTACCCCTCCTGTTTAATATGGTTCCTTAGTATGCCGCTATTAATCCGTATGTCAAATTTATCTGCTATTCTTCATTTGTAAAAAAAAGCACAATTGTTACGCTTACAATTTAATCCTTGATCTACCCAGAAAATCTTTTACATTGTTACGTATACAAATAAAAGGGTTTACCCCTACTAAGTAACAATGCCTGACCGACGATCTAAAAGGGCTAAGGAACAGGCAACAAGATTAGAAGCGCGTCTAGCTTTAGGAAAAGCAGAAAAAAGATGGCGTGAAATGAACGGGTTATCTCAGCAAAACGCCCATGAATGGGCCAAAGCCGAGGGGGTTAATTATTTTAATAGTCAGATTGCATATTTTGAATCAGCGAGGTTAGACCCAAAAAATGAATATTGGTACAGCCGAGAAGCGTATAACCTCGCCATAGCAAACAATGATTTTCCACCAACTCAAGGCGGATTTTCTCGAACAGTATTAGACAGAATGAAGCAAGCGGAACCGTTTTTAAATATCGACGGTGAACCTGCTACGGCTCAAGATTTTCAAGCGATGTTTGGCGCTAGGCAAAAAATTAACCCTATATATACAAAACAAGAAAAGTTGACTAAAGAATTTTTAAATGATTATGTCGAGGAATTAGAAAAAACATTTAAGCAAGTTGCAAAAAACAACATGATGTCTAATAAAGAATGCTGGGATTCTCTCTCTAAAACTGCCCCAATGAAAGCAATTAAAGAAAAACATGTAACAGCATTAGCTCAAGACATCCTCAGAGGTGAAAGCGTGCCAACTTTAGAAGAGGCCAAATTTGTTTTACTTAAATATAAGGGCTGTCCAGTTTGCGTTGGTTTGCGTGAAGTTTCAGAAGATCCTTTATCAAAGAAAATTGAAGACATGCACACAAAATTATTGTCTTTTGTTTAATGTAATATTTAATACGTCGGAATGTGTGGCTAAACTAGAAAAACTAGTTGACTGATAAGTATTTCCCCTTAATCTAACGATAATCATTTCTGATTTTTACTTATACATTTTTTACTCTTGATATTCTCATTGATTAGGGGTTGACCCCTTGCGATTCAATAGTAAGATTTATGTACTTCGACTTCATAATGACAACTTCCCAAGAACAAAAATTAATTGAGTTCCTTTGTACTCTTCGGCAATCGGCAGCCCAACTAATTGACTCAACGCATAGCACATTCACCCATGCGTTAGAATCTGCCCCATCTATGAATTTCAACCCTGAAGATCAGAAAATGATTCATGATTGGCAAGAGGAAATCAAGACAGCCCATGAGAAATTAAACGAAAATGAGCTTTAACGACGAACAAAAAAACCTATTAGCGCAACCCATCAACCCTAAGTTTGTAAAAACTAGAAAAGGTCAAGGAAACAGAGATTTGGCCTATCTGGAAAGTTGGGTTTTAATGTCTAACGCTAATCGGATCTTCGGCCCTGATGGTTGGTCTAGTGAAACGATAGAACTAAGAGAAGTAAAGGCACAAAAAGAAAAAGGGATAGCCTACATTGCAAGAGTAAGAGTTACAGCGGGCGGCGTTGTTCGTGATGGCGTTGGTGGTCATGCTGGTTTTGACCATGAGAACACAGCAAAAAGCGCTGAAAGTGACGCAAGGAAAAGGGCTTTAAGTTCTTTTGGTGATCAATTCGGCCTTAGTCTTTACGACGGCGAACAAGGGCAATCCTCGACGGCTCTTTTAAAATCTACAGTTGCTATTAATACGCAGCAATTAGAAAAAGAACCGATAGAAAACCCGCCTGTTGATCCTGCGTATATAAAAACTTATTTAGGTGATCTAGTGAAATGGGCCAAAAAACATGACACACTTTTACCCGGATTAAAGCAAGCTTACAAACTTAAATTTCCAGACTTTGAAGGCAGTTTTTCAAATCACGTTCAAGAGCAAAAACATATTGAATTTATCGACGGGTACACCAACCGCCTTACATGATGGAAGCCGAATTTAATGACAATCAAAGAGCGCAAAAAGTAACCCGACGCGCTCGCCCTTATGGCAAGAGCAATTGGCAATGGCAGGCAGATAAAGAAAGCTACAAATCCCGTTGGCAAGTTTCTTCAAAGCTCACAGAAGTTAATTGGCACTCTTTGAACAATTGGTGCAAAAAACATGATCTTTCTCTTAATCGAGGGATCAACAAATTAATCGCTACTCACCCCGAATTACAAAACGATGTTTAATGTTTCCGCCGTTGGTCGCCTTGTTGCTGACCCTGAACAAAAAGAAATTAGAGACGATTTGAAATTAACAAAGTTTCGAATACTTATTAACAAGAAAAAAGGTCAAGAAGAAGTTGTTAGTGCTATTGACTGCAATTTATGGGGAGACAAGGGAAACGCCGCAATGACCTATTTAAAAAAAGGTGATCAAGTCACAATTGCAGGCGCGGCACATTTAAACCAGTACGAAAAACAAAACGGTGAAACCGCCTGTTCTGTTGAAGTGAATGTTCAAGAATATTCGTTGCCACCGAAACCAAGAGTTGAGGAAATGCCTTTTTAAGTGTCTGATGATGGTATTAATTGGTACTTAAGGCAAGCGGGCCGGGTGCCAATGCTCACCCCCTCCGAAGAAATAAGTCTTGGCAATGAAGTTAAGGCTTATATGGAATTAAAAGATTTAGAACACCCAACCCCAGAACAAAAGAAAACAATCAGGCGCGGTATAAAAGCAAAAGACCGAATGTTTGCCGCTAATTTGCGCCTTGTGGTTCATATCTCTAAAAAGTACGCGGAAGCGGCGTTGGGAAGTATGACCCTATTGGATTTAATACAAGAAGGTAATTTGGGATTATCTCGCGCAATAGAAAAATTTGACCCAACAAGAGGTTATAAATTTAGTACTTACGGTTATTGGTGGATAAGGCAAGCGGTAGCTAGATCAATTTGTATTTCTGATAGAACAATACGATTACCACTTAACGCAATTGCAGTACAAAAGAAAGTTTCTGTTTTTGCTGACGAATTTAAAGAAAAAAATCATCGCACACCAACCATTGAAGAATGCGCGGAATTTTGCAAGATCAGACAGGTAACGATGCGGGCATATTTAGAACACACCCCAAAAATTACATCACTTGATCAAATGGCTTGTAGTAATGACAAGTTATTCGATGATTCCTCAATTCTTGAATTAGTCACAGATAATGGGCAATTGGTACAAGAGGAAAAATTAGAAATCGAACAAGGTTTAGAACATCTTGAATCTTTATTGGCTGAATTACCAGAAAGAGAACGTTGGTGTCTTGAATTGCGATATGGGATTGATGCTGATGGCCTCGGCCCTTTGACTTATCAAGCAATAGGGGAATTAATGGACGTTTCAAGGGAAAGAGTGCGGCAAATCGAGGCTAAATGTTTGAAGCGAATGAGAAAAAAATTGTACCCAATCAGGCGAAACTCTAGTAATTAGGTTTACTGATGTGCGCTTGATGTGCGCTTGCAATATTCGCCTTAGCTGAAAACCCAATCGGGGCGACAGGATTCGAACCTGCGACCTAGTGCTCCCAAAGCACTTTTATTGATTAGTCAGGAACTAGGGTTTTGTGTCATACCAACACTTTAGGGGTGGCGTGTCGTGACAAGTATCGACATGTAGGATATGTTATGTGCGCTTGATGTGCGCTTTATGCCTGCTAGATCAAATCTTACTGAAAGTTGGGAAATCACCCTAAGATCCAATATCAATTCTTTTGGAGAAGGTTGGGGACTTAGAGAAGATAAAGGCCGAATGAGGATTTTCCATCGTAGAAACGGAAAACAAACTTTTGCCCCTTTAGGTCTTAGATGGCATAAAGACAATCAGACAAAAGCATATAAAAGGGCGGAAGAAATCAAAGATTTAGTCAAACAAGGAACACCCATCAAAGACGCGGCAAAAAGAATTATTAATGGAAATGTTGAAACTGAGGAAGATTGGAAAGGGGCATTAATTCGTTTTAAAGATCAAAAAATTAATCACGGCACATCAATAAAAATTGAAACTTGGAACGCAAAATATGAACCCGTTTTAAATGCAGCTCTAAAACTTTTACTTGCTAATAATGCACCAACCAACCCCGCTGATTTAATAGATGCTTGTCTTAAGAAATGGAAACCCGGCTCAAGATCGCGAGAAATAGGGGCGCAAAATTTAACTCAATTTTTAAGGCATTGCGTTATGCGTGAAAGTTTCCCCGTTAACTGGACACCGCCTATTGAATTAAAAAGCCATATCGGGCGCAAGGCTGCAAATGCAAAAAGCCAGAAAATGCACCCAATAAGCGAAATAGAAATACTATCAATCATTAATTCAATTCCAAATGATCCACCCGGCAAAAAATGGAAAGATGCAATTTGCTTAATGGCAGTTTATGGCCTTCGGCCTGTTGAATTACTCCATTTACATGTAAGAACAGACGAGAAAACCAACGAGCCTTATTTATTTTGCAGCTACGAAAAAAGATCAGGTTTAGGGGTAACAAGACCGCGCCGATTATTGCCTTTACCGATAGATGGGCAAGATTGGAATTTATTACTTCGATTAAAAACAAACGATATTAAATTACCCCCTTTGGAAAGCAAAAACGGATCAGGTGAGGCAGCGCGAAAATATTTAGAGAGGCGGCCTTCATGGGTTTCATTATCTAAGGCGTTAAAGAGAAGAAAAGAAAATTTAGGAACTTATTCATTTAGGCATTCTTTTTCTGTTCGTGGGCATCAATTAAATATCGACGGCGGCTCAATGGCTGAAATGATGGGACACTCATACGAAACGCATTGTCGGGCCTATCCGTTCGCAACAGAGAAAACTACTATCGCGGCGCATGAAAAAGCGTTGAAGGTTGCAAGTGCTATGAAACCATAGTAAGGTTACAGGACTCGACAAGACACGACATGAGCAGATGGGGAACAATGGCGCAGTTAGCGCAATCATTAGGGGTATCAGTAAGAACAGCCGAAAGACTAAGGGATGCAAACCTAAGCAAAGGTAAGCACTACAAAAGCAAAACACCCGGATCAAGATATTTGCTTTATGACCTAGAAGCTTGTGAAAAGACGATTAACAAACTTTGTTCCGTGTAAATATGAACATAGAAAAACTAAGGAAGTTTTACCAATTAGCAACTAAAAACTCTAACACTAATGAGGCTTCTGTTGCAGCTCTAAAGTTCTTGAAAGCAGTTGACCAAGAAGAATTAAGAATACATTTTTTTAAAGGAAATCCACCCTTAACCCCTGATCAAATACAAGGTCATGTAAATGAAGCTTACAATCAAGGATTACAAGAGGGATATAGACGGGCAATGACAGAAATTCAAAGAGCACAAGCGAGTCAACAAAGAAGAGTAATTGCAAACGGAACAGCAACAGGGGGCGGTCTTCTTTTTCACAATTATTAATTCTGTCTATGCTGTAAGTACTCAAGGCAATCTCTACAGCCAATGAGTAAAGCAGTATTTCCAGTTCAAACAATGACCAACCCCTTCACACCGGAGGATTGGCGCAATATCTTTAGAGGCTATAAAAATACACCTGAGCAAAACATTGGCATCGAAATTCTCAGGCAACATCTATTAGAAGATATTCGCGTTGACGCTACACTCTTAACAACAGATTCAACTTGGTATAAGCATTACAAACGATCACCCAACGTCTATATCAAATGATCAAATTAGATATAAAAAGTGAGCTACCAACCGCGATTAAGTGGACTAATGAGCATACAAAACAATTAGGCTTTTCGGTTGCTCAAGCATTAAACGCTTCAGTGCAAGGATCTAAATTTATTGCAGGCTCTAAACAAAAATCAGCGCTCAACGCATTGGCTGGCTCTTCTCAACGTTATTTAGATAGACCAAAGAAATCAACACAGAAAGGCTTTAGGGCAACAATCGCAAACAAACGCAATCTTGCAACAACAATCCTCCCAAAAGATAAACCATATGATCAGAATCGTTATTTATCAGGCTCAATATTAGGAGGACAAGCAGCGCCTAAGAATTACGCCGCCGCATTAGTAGGACATTCAAAAGCCCGCAACATACCCAAAGGCTCTAAGCTTGTACCAACAGGGGCTTTAAAAACTGATAGATATGGCAACATATCAAAAGCCAACATCAACAAGATATTCACCAGCATTGGCAATACAAATACAACAGGAGGAAATATATTTGTAGGAAAGCCAAGGGGAGGCAATAGGCCCGCCGGTGTTTATAGGCGTGAGCGTGACCACGTTCTTAGACCTTTGTTCTATGCAGTTAGCAACGTTAACTATCGACCAATATTTCCTGCGACTCAAGTTATTCAACAATCAGTTCAAAAGAACTTCGGCTTATACTTAAGGCATCAACTAGCCAAGAACGTTTCCAAAAATGTCAAGGCAGGTAGAGCTGACCTGAAAACAGGTATATTTTAAGCCCATTCCTTGAGATCCCTTGCAATCACTGGGTCCTTCCTAGTAGTTCCTACGTGGGTCATCCGAAGG